CAAACCAAAAGACCTTGATGAACCAAAACAATCTAAATTTGTTTTTACTCATCATCAAGATAGCAATGAAATAACTTTGCATGTAAACGGTGAAGAATATCGAAAGTTTAAATGTAAAGATAATCTGAGTGGATCTATTAAGTTTCACGAAGGTTTAGATAAGGTGATTGGTTTATTCAGAGATTGGAAATTTTATGACAAAAATTAAATCCAAATCTGAAGTATTCAATAAATTTGTTGAGGATGTAGATAACATCCTTGACAAAACGGAAGTAACAGATGCAGCTGGTAATCCAACAGATTACCACGGTGATCACTTCCAAGCACAAATGAAACGCCTTACTCAAGTTGTAATGAAATTTGAGGATGTGCCTATCTGGCCAATTAATGAAGTCATAGCGACTAATTTAATTTGGGATGAGATAGAGGCAAAACAAAACGAACAGGATGCTCAAGATGCAATCAGAAATAATTAAATTTGTATTTTTGATTATGTTGTTGGTCATACCACCAAAAATTTTTTTACTGATTTTTGGTTTTTTAGCGTATGTAATTTTAACCTAACAAGGAGAAGATATGGCAGTAAATGTAAAAAACAAATTGTTTGAGACTAGAGATTATTCTATTTTCAAACGTGCTAGAGGTAATAGACCTGTAGATAAAGCTCATGTTGCTCAGCTTAAAAAATTAATAGCTGATAAAGACATTGGCGATCCTGTAAAAGTAAATCGTGGACTTGAAGTAATTGATGGTCAACATACTTTACAGGCAAGAAGGGAACTAGGTTTACCTGTCCCTTATATAATAATAAACTCAAACGATCCTTTGGACATAGCCAGGTTTAATACTGGTAGAAAAAATTGGTCCATGGAAAGTTATCTTGGACATCATTGTGCAAGAGGTAAAATGGATTACAAGATCTGTAGACAGAAGATGGATCAATGGGGTTTTCCAGTTACCGAAACTATGATCTTGTTGCTTAAAGGCACAAGTAATCATAAGCGAATGACCAATGATTTTAAATTGGGTAATTTTAAAATCCCTGCAGGTGGTATTGCTAATATAGACCGAATTGGGTTTTGCTTAAATGTGCTTAGAAAGTATTTTGTAAGCGAATCTGATAGTAAAAGACGATTAAAAAGGTCTGTTATATCAGCATATATTATATGTGACAGGCACCCTAAATTTGAATGGACTCGATTTGAGAAGGCATGTAGAAGTAAATCTGCATTGTTTTTAAAGGGTACATCAAGAAATGATTTTATTGAAATTTTTCAAAAAATCTATAATGGTGGTCTCACAAGATCAAAAAGAGTCAATCTATTAGATTGGGCTATAAACCGAGAGTACGAAACTTTTACGGAGGAGTAATATGGACATCAACAAATGGAAGAGTTGTGCAGTTGATATGAACTCTTATTTAATAATAAGAGCTATGGGCTCAAATGGTTTTAGAAGACCAGGTAGCATGATAGCCAAATTAGTTGATGAAGAGGTTAAAAAGATAGCCAAGAAACAAGGTATATCTTATGACACAATGAAACAGAATTTGCTCAAACAAGGGAAGTCCCTAGTTAGCAAATAAATCCTAGGTGTGGCACCGGGAGACTGGTGCCACTTTATACTTGCAATTCATTTTAAAATAATTATTAATCATTTATACGTATTCCTAGCCTAAATGAGAAAGTGGGGCTTAAAACACTTTATTTTCACTGAACAATAGCACTAAATTAACTTAAAATAGGAGATTTTGTGGCAAATAAGGCTAAAAAAAGTAGCCCTGAAGCATTAGATGCAGCACTAGAAAAACTAGTTGTATGCTGCCCTGATAAGAGAACATATGATTCTGTTACCAGTGTCATGTTTCAATTGTATTGTGGAAATGATTATGGACTAGGAAATTTCAATCTTTCATTGCTTGACCGGTTTGAGCAATGTTGGCAGTCAGGTAGGCAGAAAATTGCGAAGTCTAAAGGTATTAAACTGA